GTTAATGTATTTCGCAGGTATATTGTTTGGCGCTGAATTATCAAGAAAAATACATGACGGTACATTGCCAGATAAAGCAAACTAACCCTTAGTACAGAGGATTTAAACGAAACCAGTTGTAAAGTATTAGTTGACAACTGAACTAGCAAAAAACAACAAACTGTTTAAATTCCTTTGATACGTGTTGTTAGTTTTGCTGATGACACTACATTTTAAACGAAAAAGGATAATACAAATGACCGATATATTTAGCTGTACAGAAGATGGTAGCGCACCAAAAGAAATTAAAGATGCTGGTAAGGCTGGTTTATTACAAGTTAACAGTATTGTTGGCTGGGTTGATTTGGGTGATGATTTTGATTATGTTCGCAATAACTGCGAATACAGAATCAAAGCCGATTGGATACAAACAAAAGAAAGACTGCCAACTAGATTTGATAGTTTGCATGAAGATAATCATCACATAGATTGTTATATATTTATAAATAACCAAGTAATCGAAAGACCTTGGAATATCCATCATGAATGCTGGGACGATAAAGAATATGATGATTTTGAATTTAATGACACTGCGCCGAGTCACTGGATGATCGCAAACCCATTACCTGAACCACCAAAAGCAAACTAACCTAGAGCTAAGAGGGCGCTAACACCGCACTATTTTTAATAAACAACTAACTGTTAGCGCTCCTTTTGAGCGTGTTGTTAGGCGGTAACTAATGGAGATAAATATATGTTTAAAGTAGGTTATTACAAAGATGATTTAGAGACTGTTGATGCAGATACGGTAAATAATGCCGCAGAAACATTTGCCGAAGAAAATCACGAAATATGCGAAGAAAGCGATCATAAATTCACATTGTACGTAGAAGATGGGAAAGGTATTTTATTCACGGTAAATATGTTTGTTGAATATGACCCAAGGTACGAGATAGAGAGTAGTGCGATAACCGCCTAACACTACGATTAAGCGGAATAACAAAAACACGGAATGGGTAACGAGTTAAATCAGCAGTTTAGCTTTTATCTATTCCGTATTTGCGCCGACAACAAGGAACAATCAAATCTGGTTCCGTGTTTTACTCAAAAGAAATAACAGGCTCCATGTAGCAAGAGCAATTGTAATCATCACTAGGTTTTCCACGCTTTCCCGTTTTTTGGTCTATGATAGGTGGATCGCTTAACTTAAATTTCTCTCCGTTCAATACGAATTTGTGGTATTCCCTTGGGTTTTGACTGCCTCCGGAATGCCTCCATATATATTCATCAAGTCCAACATCTTGCATTCTTGAGGCTGCGATATTTGAATAAGCTTTTTTTGTTTGGTCAAGAGCTATATTTTTAGCTTTGTTTTTGTAGGTTTTATATTTACCTTGAAGTGTTTCGTTTATCGTTTCTCTTAACGTGGTAAATGAACCTGTGTTTGTAGAAATAGATCTCGATATAGCTTCTTTAACTTCAGTTGTGTAATCAGTGGAAAGAGTTTTTATTAATGATGAGCTTTCATCAGTACCGGCTAAAATAATATCCTTTGTTCGCTCGCTTAAAGAATCAGTCTTTATATTTAACCCGCCGCTAAGTTTATCAGTTGAGCGTTTAAGGTCATTAGAAGCTTGCTTATCTACTGTACTAATCATTTTTTTAGCAAAATCATTACCGAATACATTAAACCGCTTTTGCCATTTAGCAATAAGGCCGTTCATTAGTATTCGAGATTGACTAGCAATAGAGGCGTCCATTGCAACATCATTAGTCGTGATTTCTTCAGGAGCTTTAACGATTGAATTCTTTGCCGTTGGAGTTTTGAACAAAGCGTTAACTTGGTTAGAAATATCAAGGTGCATTTTCCTAACCATGGTTTGCGCTTCATCAGCGGCGCGATTAGCTGAAGCTGTATTGATTCGCATTGGCGTCCCTCGTAAGGTGGTATCTCTACCACCAACCCAATCAGCACGCTTGCGAGTCATTGTGAACTTTCGGTATTCTTTGGCCATGATTAATCCGTTTCAATTATTTCATCAGGCATTTTTAAACCTGAATAACCTGAATTTTTATCATTGATTAATTTTTGACGAATATCAATATTATCAATTGCACCGGTATTAAATAAGGCGGCATCAGCATTGGAATTATTAGACCTTGCTGTTGCTATTTCGGCTTCACTCATTATTTTAAGTGGGCGCCAATTTAATTCAATCTCTAAATTATTGATTTTTAAGGCTTTTGATAGCTCAGAAGGGATTAATCTTGCATAGTGAGCCTGTGCAATTTCATTCATGTCATTACCTTGAAGTTCTTCGACGTCTTCAAGATAAATATCATTATCAGTATCACCGGACGAAAAACCTTTCGGGCTGGTTCCTAATAATTTAGTTGCAGGTATTCCAAACTCAGAACAGACTAATTGAAATTGAGTCATTATCACATCATCTAAATCAGCTAGTGAGGTTTCAAGTTGATCAATGTCCTCCTCCTTTCCTATAACAGTAACGCCGTAATTATCACGGTAATCATTAGCAGTTTGAAGGTTTTTAACGAACTTTTCCTTGTTTGCCTGTGCTTTTGCTAGGTCGGTTTTTCTAACCTGTAGCCGTTTAGTCATTACTAGTTGTGGTGCTTCGTTGGCTGTTCTTTCAGCTGCATAAACACGTTCATAAACCTTTTGAGCTAATGAGATGCCACCATAACGATAAGTTGGCTTTAAGTAATCAGACACTTCATCACCAAGAAGGATAACAAAATGTGATTTATGATATTTCTTACCGTTTACTTGCCAGAAGGTGGGATCATAAAAGCCGATTGATGTTGGGTCGGTTAAATCAATATTATCAAAAACAGGAGTAACCCAATACGGATCGACTTGTGAAATTCCGGCGTACTTACCATTTTTAAATGAATCAGGATTGAATGGTTTTTCATAATCAAAGTTAGGATCAGTGTTTTTAAATAACAAATGACGAATACCAAAGATATTTTTAAATTTTACACCTTCACTCATGTTGTATTTAAGGCGGTATTTTTTATCTAATGCTTCAATGAACTTAATTTGCTTGGCATCAAGTTCATTTCCATCATTTACGCCGATATCCCAGCCTTTTTTAACTGCGTCCTTGGCTTTCATCTCGCAGCCTTTAGATACTAACCAGTGTTGAGCAATTATAGCGCAAGCGTAATAACCGATAAAACTTGAAGATGCTATAAAGTAAGATAACAAGTGTGGGTTGGCGCTATCAAAATTTGCTTTGTATTGAGCGCTTGCACCTTCACAACCATCCATTGCAGCACCTTCAATAGTTTTGGGGCTTGGTGCTTTTCGTTGAGTGGCGTTGTTTTTTATGTAATCACTTCTAACTTCATTCATGTCAACATAATCACCGCTTGTGACGTCTAAAGAGTCAGTTGAAAATTCTACCTTTTTTATTACTGGCTTTATTTCTTCTTTATTTTTTTGCCAAAACTTCCAATTACGCATAGTTAAAGTCTCTTAATCGATAAACAGTTACCTGTGAAGAAGGGGAGGTACTTATACCCAATGCTTGTAGTGGTACACTTGGAACCCCAGAAACTAAACTCCCAAAATCAGTTCCTTCTGAACTCCTAGCAAATACCTGTCTAATTAATACTCCCGTAGGGAATGGCGCAGGACTAAAATCAAAAAATACCTCCACTTGCCTGGTATTATCAAGCTTAACATCCACTGAATTACCTGTGTTAACCCAATTAAACCCACCATCAACAGAGATTTGAGACTGAAGAAATAATTCAGACTCACCAGCAGACCCACCAATTCTAGCGGTTCTAGCTCTTGTCTTTATCAGAAAAGTACCACCTTTAAGCACTGCAAAAGCCTTGACTGTATCATCATAAAAAACCAATCCATTAGGTGATGTTTTTGTATCTCCGAAATCTATAGGAGTCAATACGTCTTCAACGGCGTCTTGCTGAACAAAACTGGTGAATGTATCTTCTATTTCCCATATTCCGTAGTTATGAATTAGATCCTTAACTTCGGCTTCTGAAAGCCCTGTTCCACCTGATTTTATTAATGAGTCTTTATCGCTAATAGGCATAATTAATCCCCCGTCGGTGTTACGGTTAACGTCACATCTTTATCAATAGCATAAGCCCAAACAAAATCAGTAGCACCAACAGAATAATAAGTAAAGCTTTCGCCCATATTGGTTGTTTTTGATGTTGGAGTGTTAAAGTCAAAACCTATCGGCTGAATAGGTGATTCAGTGTAAGCGACTTTACCGTTACCAGACAAGTGCAGTACACCTCCTGATTTGTCGGTTGTTGTTATTTGAGTCCATATACCTTTTAGTAACGACTTTTGTATTGAAGACATAATCATCCTTATAATTTAATGTTTTTACCAATCTAAATCGAAGAAATCAGGCTTGCTTTCTTCTTTTGGAGCATAAACCATCATAACACTGTCGGCCCCGTTTGGCGATTTGGCATCATCAGGAGCTTTGTTAACAAGTATTTTTCCGCGAGCATCTTTCTTGTATGTTGGTTGAGATAATTCTGTTGTTACTATTGTTAAGTTTTCACAAGATGAAGATATTGATATTATATTACTTAATTCGAATTTTTTCCCGTTTTCAACTGCTTCATAGGTTTGCTTGAACAGTTCCCTTAAATGCCACCAGCATTGCGCTTTATAATTTGCAAAGAATGATTCGTTGGTCCTGCCTTGTGATTCTTCATCAGGTTCAATTATGTATAGCTCTTTATTTATTACTGCGCCAGAGCCATTAAAAGGAACTGCTTTTATTTCGTGCCTTCCTTCTTCGGCTCTTAATTCGTTTATTACCCTTGCATCACCTCGACAACCAACACCTAAACCATCAGAATCAAAATCAAAATGACCATGACCGTTTATTTCACAGTTATCAATTGCCTTTTGAGTTGTTCCAAAAATATCTTCTACTGTTGATCCGTGCCATATTTCAACGTTGTTTAATAGCATCCCATTTCTAAATGACTGAGCATTACTGTCCTTTCCTTTGTCGGCAACATCAAGTGAAGATTTCTTTTCACCGGTAACGTCAACACCTAGTTTTATATGTGCATCAATAGATGCCTGAACCCATCGAGAAGGAATTAAAACACCTTCAACAGAAGCATTAAAATCAATATCTATTTCTTGAGCGATGGTAACCTGATCTAATTCTCTTTTTTGCTTTTCGTACCAAGCATCATCTTTGCGGGGATCGTCACGCCAATTAAAAGTAAATGTGTCAAACTTTCCAGATAAAACCTTTACGGCAAATGGGTTATTTGATCCGTTAGGTGTTGAAATGTCCATCCTGCAATTAGTTGTTTGTGATAATGAAGCTTCGACTAACTGAGGCCTATCAAGAAAAGCTGATTCATCGACAAAGTATATTGAAGCTCTATCACCGCGACCTATACCATCACCAGATTCACCAATAATAGCCGAACCAGTTTGAGGAAACATAATTCGCATATGTGGTGCTGTCTTTCTTTCGTCAAATCCCGATCTGAATTCTTGAGGGACCATTTTCGAAAACATTCTAGCTTTGTAAAATAAAGATTTTGGCGCACCAATTTTATCAACGTATTCTTCTTTTCTTGATCCGAAGCCGATCACCATCTCACGGTTAAACATACACATTGTTGAGGCAAGGCCAACAGATAACCAACTTAAACCCATATCACGACTTTTTACCGTTGGTGCTGGCTCTTGGTTCTTCCATTTTTTAACACACCATTCAACCCATTCTTCTTGTCTTTTAAATAGCAGAAAGGGAACGACAGCGGGAAGCCCTCTTTCTACATTTCGAGGATCAAACGTACAGCCCCAATCAATAATAAATTGAGCGGGATTGTCACGATAAAATAATTTTAACAAGGCTAGTTTTTCGGGGTTTTCTCTTAGTACCTTTAACTTTGCTTGCCTATGAATGAATACTTTTGTGTAATCGGGTTTTTTAAAATCGAAATCAAAAGGTATAGGCATCACAAACTCATTAGATCGTGATAAGCCTTAGCCGCATCTTCAGGAGTTGCGTTTGCTGGTATATCAATAAATGCTGCTTTAGTTTCTATTTTCTTAGGTGCTTCATACCCGCCAAGTTCAGCCAATTGCTTCATAGCAGATAGTTTTGATGTTCTTTTAAATTTAAGACCATCCTTACCGGTGGATACTTCTTCAATGGCGCTCATATGCTCAGGGTTTATTTCATCAGCGGCGCGAAGTGTCCAAAATGACTGTTGAACAATTTCTTTTTCCCCTGATTCCTTGTTAAGTACCTCAACGTCCCTGTAACCCCAATCAAGCAAATCATTACTATTTGTTCGAGCAACTAAAGTAAGTTCCTCCATCATCTCGTCACGGCTCATAATCGCAGGATTGACGATATGATTAGCCATAGAGTCGATGAATTTTACAACCCCAAGATTTCCCAAGATTTGATTTACGCTTGCTTCCATCGCTCTTTGCTTCTTAGCTTTTCCCTTTGAATTCTTATATGCATCAATATCATTCATCCCTGATATGGAATTAAGTGATATTTCTTTTTGTAAAGGGGTTAACGCATTAAACAATGTTCTTTGCGTTTCGCTCATTTCGAACTTATCACCGATAGTTCTAGTAACTTTTTTGTTACTCATAATATTTCCTTTATATCAGTGGTGAGGCATCATGACCAAACCATTGATTTTGTTAGGTTTATTTAAATCTGTTATTGACAGTTTTCCGTAACTATTAACGAGGTTTTAGCGCAATCACTGCGCCCACCGCTTGTTTCATATTCAAAATGCATTTCCATAGCGCCTTTTGATACTCCTGTTAACGATACACCAATAACGTTATCAGTTACGCCGGAATTATTCTTAGTCACCTTAGCATCAACTACAACAGCATGATTTACGATAGTTTCACCGTTTAGCCACTGACTATTAACCGTGTAAGTATAGTTATCAGTTTTATCAATAGTTAATGGCTTTTGAAAGGTATCGGTCATAACTCACCTATGCGTTAGTTGTTACAGTAACGGCACCAGCTGCATTTACTGTCATAGTAAAGCCTTGAGTTAAATTAACAGGTGTCGTTCCGTCCGTTGTTAGGTCTGTTACACGTAAAGCATCACCTGAAGCGCTTGAACCGTTTATCATAATCAAACATGTTGCGTCTATTGGGTTTAATGCGTTTGCTGCAAAAGTTATAGGCGAATATGATAGTGTCGATACTGCATCTGTTCGGGTCCATGTTACGCCCGTTAAAGGTGTTGGCCCTGCATAATTACCACCGATGGTTGCAGGAGTGAAGTCTGCAATTTTTGGATTTACTGCATTAGCATCAATTGAAGCAAATTCATTTGTTATTAATGCCCATATAAAATTGTCAGTTGAATTTTTATAATCTCCTTCTCCTGATTTAAAGTCATATTCTGAGAATTTTTTACTTTCGCCTTGTGACATAATTTATAGCCTTAATTGTTTAGTTAACCGTTTAGGTTTGTTGAGTAGTATACACCATTAATGTTTGTAGCTAAATATTGACCATTAATGTTAGTTTCGACTTTTACATCAAAAGAGAATTCACCTATTTGTATTGAATCAAAATTACTTAATGATTCTGAGTTATTTGAAGTGTCTGTTACAGTTACCTCGCCACCTCCAGACTCTAAAGCACAACCTATAAACGAACCACCAGTACCAGCAGTTGCCAGAAATGATGTAGACTTAGTTCTGTAGTCTCTCCCTGCAAAATCAACTAACTCAGCGCTTGTGTATCCAGACAATGTCCCTCCTGACACATCTTGTGTTGCTGATGTTGCAACCGTAAATACACTAGCCTCAATATCCTGTCCGACATTGCCAAAACTAAGCATATCAGTAATAAAATGAACGCCAACAGAGCCAGCCCCTTCAACTCCTTTATCTGAAGCACCAAAAACAACAGGATTATTTACATTACAACCATCACCAAAACCTACCGAGCTAGTGTCAGTGCCGCCACTTTCTACGAAATTTCGTAGAAATGTATTCGGCTGAACTGTTGTTACGCTTCTTCCTGCTGCACTTGCTCCGGCGATCAATCTATATCTTTGAATGATCGCATTGTCTGCGGATAAAGTTAAAGCTACGGCAAAATTATTCCCAGTTGTTATTTTTATATCTTGAATAGTTATATGTGATGATGTTGTTTTTGTTACTCTGTTTAATGTAGCCAGTAAGTCTTCTGTGCCTGCCGTAAAGTCATAAGTAACCCCTGATGTTTGAAAAACCCAAGGGTTAGAAAACACACCAGATAGTGATAATGTAGCACCACAGTCGCCAAAACAATCAGCTACTACCGTTCCTCCTTGGTCTGAGCCGCTTAATGCGTCAACTGCAAGTTGAGCAGTCTCGTAATCCTTCCCGCTACCTATGGTAATCGATGTAGGCATTGCTTACCCTTGTTTATTTAATTGTATCTACTCTATCACAATCCGTTATTTAAGTATTTTTCCAAGAAAAGCCTTTGCACTAGATTCTGGGGTTCCTTGTTTATCTTTACTTCTTTTGTGTACGCTAACACCTAGAACAGCTAAAGCAATTCCCCATAAGGCTATCAGCGATCCTGATAATACAGCGAATTGTTGAATGACTAACATTAATCTTTCAGGGTTTACCATTGCCGTATAACCAAAAACAAAAGTAAAACCTAGCATTTGAACAAGCCAACTAATAGCTACACAATAACCGTAAAATGGTCGCCAACGTCTAACAAATGGATCACCTGAGTTTATTTCTACCTTCATTGTTTCATTGGTAGCTTGAAGTTTTTTAAGTTCGATTTCTTGTAGTTGAGTTTTATTATCGATTTCTACCGTTCTTAGTTTTAAAGCTGCTTCAGGATCGCTATTTATAGCTTTAATAATTGAATCAGGTTTGTTTTCCACTCCAAAAGCTGAAGCTACAACGGCACCAATTGCACCACCTGCAGGACCACCAACAACACTACCTAGTAACGGGGCAAATTCTGCTACTTTTTTTCCTAGTTCTGACCAGTCCATAATAGTAAACCTTTAGTTGAATAAGCTCATTACGGCGTTAACAAAAGCGCCATTACTTTCAATTTTTATAAAATCAAGATACAAAGCAGCGTTAGCCAAAATAAGAACCCACAAGCCGATCTTAGTGTCTTTTGTTCTTGCCTTGTTTGCTTTTTCTTTTTCTTCAACCCATAGAGCTTCGAATTTATTATCTTTTTTATACTGCCTGTCTTTTTGAACGCAAAGTACGCCAAGTAAAACAATGCACGTATCAATTTTTTCACTTGTTAATATAGATTTCTCTAATTCTTCTTTTTCTTCTTGCTTGGCTCGTCTTCTTAATTCACCCATTTTACACGCCTTTTAAAAAGTTGAAGCAAGGTAAAGGGATAAATCCCTTACCTTTATATTGATAATTAACTAAAGCGTCGAGAAATGTCAGCTTCGATTATTTTATTATCTAATTCAT